TCGCCTTCTGGGAGGTCGCCCGATGAATGCCAACATCAAGCCGAAGTGCTGCCCTGGTTGTGGCGTGCCGACACCTCGGGGTGGGCGGTGCGCTCCATGCGAGAAGGAGCGGGTTCGCGCCTATGTTCGAGCTTACTGCCAAGCTCGAAGCCGAGGCGGCATCTACCGCGCCCCTCGCAAACCTTGCCCTGACTGCGGCAAAGAAACCCCGAGGGGAGGTCGGTGCAGCGAGTGTCGCCTCGAACACGACAGGCGCCGCAAGGCCGCGGCGTACCGGCGCAGAGTCGGCGGCGCGCGCACTGAGGAAGTCAACCGTTCGTGCATCCAGTGCGGCGAAGATACTGAGCGCGGCTGTCTGCGGTGCCACGTCTGCACGTGCATCCACACGCTCGGATGGGACAAGCCTGTGCCGCGAGACCCAGAGGTCGAGCGTCGGCTGGCGATCGCGCTGCTCTACTACGAGACCTCGGTGAAGAGCCCTCCGGAGCCAGACCCCGACGTGGGCGCGGTGACGTTCGATGAGTTAGTCGAAATTTTGGGACCGATGTCGCTCCTGGAGATTGGGGCTGCACTCGGGTTTTCGTATGAGCGAGCGCGTCGCTTTGTGGAGCGCGCCTTCCAAAAGATCAGACGCGTCCCAGAAATCGCGGATCTTGTTGGCGACGATCGGGAGACCGCCTGGGAAGCGCTTGAGCGTGAGGCGTGGGGATGATCCTTGAGTACGTCATTCCAGGTCCGCCGCAGCCCAAGGAGAGGCCGCGGCGCGACCGTCGAGGGCGCTGGTACACGCCGGGCGCGACGAAGCGGTACGAGCGGCACGTGAAGGGATGCGCCGTCGCCGCGAAGATGGCGCACGGTGAGTGCTGGCCGATGGGCGCCGCCTACCGAGTGAAGATGCTGGTGTGGTTCCAAGATCTACGCCGTCGTGATCTCGACAACGTGGTCAAGGCCGTGCTCGACGGCCTCAACGGCGTCCTCTGGGACGACGACTCGCAGGTGGTCGAGTTGAGCATCGGGCGAGCGGTGGACCGAGACCGGCCACGCGTCGACGTGGTCGTGGAGGTGGTCCGATGAGTGGAGCTCGAAGGAACAAGAAGCGCGAGATCGAGGCGCTGTACCCGATCGAGATTGAGGTGGTGAAGTAATGACGATGATCAAAAAACCGCTTCCGTTCGATGAGTGGGTGGAAAAATCGGGGATGCCGATCGCAGAGATGGCGGCTTGTTTCTGGGTTTACGACAACCTCCAGATTGCGCGCCGGATGTTCGACGACCTCGGTGTTCGCCCTAGCGCGTCTGCTTTGGTCGAGGTCGCCAAGATGATCGCGCTCCGGATCGAGCACGAGCGCGAGAGTCTCCGGGTGCCGCAGGAGGACGAATGAGAACGTCCAACACGGGGCCGCGCACCTTTTCATCGGTGATGACTTGCGACTGTTGCGTAGGCATCGCCGAAGCGGCTGGCGAGTGGAGCGGCCGATGATCGACCACCAGAGCCGCCGGTACAAGCGCGTCGCGAGTCACCATTGGGCCGAGAGAAACGGCCGCGTTGAATGCTGGTGGTGCGGGATGCGCCCTCATTGGGCTGGGTCGCGCGATTCGTGTTCGTCCACGTTTGCGATGCACACCGGCACAAGACCCACGAACACAGTGGACGTGTCAGACGTGGGCGTCGAGCCGATGTTTGACTCCGACCGTACGGCGGTGCGATGAGGACGGCGGCTGCCATGGATGACGTCGCTACGAGCGAGCGCGTTGTCGCCGTGGCGCCGCTGTCGCTTCTCGAAGGCCGTCAGGCCGCGTGGCCGTGGCGATTCGAGCCGCCGCCCAGGCGTCTCCCGAAGGGACGCAAACACTCGAATCGACCTTTCCGAAAGGACAAGTTTCATCCGCAGCGCGAGATCCGAAAGGCGCTTTCCGCGCTCAAACGAGCCGAGCGAAGGAACGCGCCGCAGGAGGTATTACGCGAGAAGTACTACGCGCTAGAGGCTGCCCTCGCGCTCGAATCGGAGTACGCGGAGCAACTTGAACTTGAACTGTTCGAGGGCTTCAAACTCGGTGAGCGAGATCGACTCGACCGCGCCGGGGCACTGCGTGCGGTGGGTAAGGACCCGGACCCGCACGTGCCGTGGGATGCGAGCCCAGAGAGCATTCGGAACTTCGCTGAGCATTTCCCGGACGGGATGACCTTTTCCGAGATCGCGTGGGTGCTGGGACTCCGACACAAGCAGCACGCGGCCAAAATCTTCCAGCGCGCCGTGGCCAAGGTGCTCCGCGCGCTCGGCAAGGATGCAGACGAAATCCGAGAGCAACTCCGAGAGATGGCGTCGCAGTCGTCGGCTTGGGAGGAGATGACGGGGACGTGACCCTGGAGGCTGGCATTATGGGAATCGAGGTGAAAGGCAAAGAAGAAACGCAAGGCTCGCGCGGGGATGCAAAACCCAGGCGCGGAGGCCGCCCGACGAAGCTGACGCCGGAGGTTCACGAGGCGATCGTCGAGAAGATGCGGAACGGGTCGTTCCTTGAGCAAGCCGCCCGCTCTGTCGGCGTTCACCCCGTCACGGTGTGGCGGTGGCTCGAAGCAGGCGACGCCGAAGACGCGCAGGAGCCCTATGCGTCGTTCGCGCAGGACTTCCGGCAGGCCGAGGCGGAGGCGGAGGAGCGCGCCAAGGAGCAGCTTCGAGAATGGGGCTCATCCGAGTGGAAGGCGACGCTTGCGTTTCTCGAACGGCGCTTCCCTGACCGATGGGGTCCGAAGTCGGAGCACCGCATTGAGCACGCCGGGGGCGCGTCTGTTTCGATCTACATCCCGGACAACGGCCGCGATCCGAAATGAGCCGAATCGAGATCCGCCCCAACCCCGGCCCGCAGGAGCGGTTCCTCTCGACGCCTGCCGACATCGCCTTCTACGGCGGCGCGGCAGGCGCCGGGAAGTCGTTCGCGACCATCCTGGACCCGCTGAGGCACATGCACCGCAAGGGGTTCCGCGCGGTGATGTTCCGCCGCGAGATGACGCGCCTCGTGGGCTCTGGCTCGCTCTGGGAGGAGTCGCAGGGCATCTACCCGCTGACGGGGGCGACGAGCCGCCAGAGCCCCGTGCTCGAGTGGCGCTGGCCGTCCGGCGCGGCGGTCGAGATGCGCCATCTCCAGCACGAGAAGGACAAGCACGCGCACCAGGGCAAGCAGTACGCGGCGGAGTACTTCGACGAGGTCACCGAGTTCGAGGAGTCGCAGTTCCTCTATCTTCTGAGCCGCCTCCGGACGACGTGCGGCATCCGCCCGTATGTCCGAGGCACGTGCAACCCGGACCCTGATTCGTGGGTGCGCCGCTGGATCGACTGGTGGATTGGGGAGGATGGGCTCCCCATCCAGTCTCGGTCCGGCGTGCTTCGGTGGTTTGTGCGAGATGGCGACGACATGGTGTGGTTCGGCACCGAGGCCGAGGCGCTCTCGCAGTACCCGGACCGTCGCCCGCTCTCATTCACCTTCATTCCGGCAAGTTTGGCCGACAACCCGAAGGGAGACCCTACCTATCGCGACCGCCTCATGGCGCTTCCGAAGGTAGATCGGGAGCGGCTGCTCGGGGGCAACTGGAACGTGCGTGCATCGGCGGGCATGTTCTTCCGGCGCGACTGGTTCCCCGTCGTCGACGAGCCGCCCGAGTGCATCGCGTGGATGCGCGGCTGGGACCTCGCAGCGACCGAGCCGACGCCGGAGCGGCCAGATCCCGACTGGACGCGCGGGGCGCTCGTGGGGATCACACGAGACGAGAAGCTCGTCATCGCTGACATGGCGAGTCTGCGCGGCTCCCCTGGCGCCGTGGAGAGACTCGTCCTGGCGACAGCGCAGCAAGATGGGCGCGGAGTCGAAATCGGGCTCTGGCAGGACCCGGCGCAGGCCGGAAAGGCGCAGGTGGAGCACTATCAAAATCTCCTCTCCGGCTATGTGGTCGACTTCAAACCGGCGACGACCAACAAGGAGACGCTCGCGAAGCTGTGGTCGCCCAAGGCGGAGCGGGGCGAAGTGCTCCTCGTGCGCGGCCCGTGGAATCGTGAGTTTCTCCAGGAGGCCGAGGCGTTCGAGGGTGACAAGGGCAAGGGCCATGACGACCAGGTGGACGCCGTGAGCCGCGCCGTCGTGAGTCTCCTCGACATGGTGAGTGGCGCTCGGTTCTTGGATGCGATGACCACCCGAGGCCGGTCGGTGTTCTGGTGACAGGGGACGCAGTGCGCCGCTCAGGAGAATCTCGCCTCGTGGCCAAACGCCGAAAGGTCCCGCCGCGCCCCGTGGGCGTCGATGTCGTCAAGCTCGCTCGGGCACGAGCTAGAGACGTCGAGGACCGCTCGGACGGGTGGGTCAACAAGACGACGATGGGGAGCGCCGCGTTCGTGCGGGAACGCAGCGTGTTCTTGTCGCCGCGTGAGCTCTCGGATCGAGAGCTAGAGGAGCTTTACAGAAGCGATGACCTGGCCGCGCGCATCGTGAGCGAGCTCGTAGACGAGCGGATGCGACAGGGGTTCAAGCTCGCAGGCGACCCCGATGGAGAGCTCGCGGCTGCGGTGGACCGCTACTGCGTCTCGGAGCGCGTGACCGAGGCGGCATATTGGGGGCGGCTTTTTGGCGGGGGCGCAGTGTTCTTGTGGTTCGAGGGGCACGACCACGCCACGCCGCTGCGCGAGGAAGACATCCGGCCTGGGTCGCTCACGCGGCTTATGACGTTCGACAAAACCGAGTTGACGCCGCAGTCGTGGGTGACGGATTTCGCGGACCCTCGGTTCGGTGAGCCCGAGAAGTATCTGCTCACGCTCTCGCACTCCGGCGGCTCGCTCATCACGCCCGTGATTCGCGCGTCGCGCCTCGTCATGTTCGGTGGCGCTGTTACCACCAGGCGCGTCCGCAACCGCCGCCAAGGCTGGGATGACTCGGTGCTCCAGCGATGCTGGACCGTGCTGCGCGACGTGGGAGAGAACTGGCAGAGCGCCGTCCACCTCATGAAGAACCTCAGCCAGTGGGTCTACAAGGTGAAAGACCTGGCGAAGATGGTGGCGGCAGGCGAGCGAGAGCGACTCCAGCAACTCATGGAGGACACGGACATGCGGCGCTCGGTGTTCCGTGGGCTCATGATCGACGCGCAGCATGAGGATGTGGCCAGCATCCCGACGGCGAACGTCACTGCGATCCCCGACATCCTCCAGCAGACGTGGATGCGCCTCGCCTCGGCAGCTGGGATGCCTCTCACGCGCTTGATGGGCATGTCGCCCGCTGGGCTCAACGCGACGGGAGAGAGCGATCTCGCGAACTGGTATAGCGTCGTCGAGGCCTACGGCGAACGCGAGATCCTGCCTGCTTTGCGCACCATCATCCGAGTGATTGCGCTCTCGGAGGGCTTGCCGAACATCAACGTCGACGAGTTGGACGTCACGTTCCCCTCGCTCTGGCAACTCGACCCCAAGGAGACGGCGGAGCTGCGCAAGATGGTGGCTGAGACGGATGCGATCTACATCCAGAACGGCGTGCTGCTCGGCGCGGACGTGGCGCTCTCGCGGTGGGGTCAAGGCGAGTGGAGCATGGAGACCGCGATCGACGAGAACTTCCGCGAGGAGATGCGGAAACTCGAGGAGGAACGCCTGGCGGACCTCATGGAGCGCGGCGAACTCCCAGGAGAGCCTGCGCCGGAGGATAGCGGCAACGAGGTCGCGTGATGGCCTCGCGTGGCGCGCTCGTCCGCACGTTGGCGATGCGCGAGCTCTCTGGCGCGTACAGGCGCTCCAGGCTCGCAGCCAGGACGCCGGGCCAACCTCGTGAGGTCGAGGCGCGTCTCGCGACGCTGACGCGCTACATCGCGATGCGGTTCCACGCCTTCGCG